TAAAGGAGAAGTAAGTTCCAGGGTCCATACTCTCATAGGCTTCCTGTCTAGCTATCTCATTGATGTCCATCATAGAGTAGCCTTCGTAGTACGCATCCTTATCTAGTCTAGCCCTTGCTGAATCTTTAAGGCCCATGCCCAGCGCAGACTTTAGGAAGCCCTGATCCTTAGCTTTGTAGCCACCTAGTGATGGAGAAGCTAAACCAATAGAGTTGGCGTAGTGTTCAGCAGGGTCCATAGCTTGTGCGGAAAACTCATCAGGCATATCAATGAAAGCATCTAGCTCATTCTCGCTGAATGTGTACGAACCACCAGCGCTAGGCCTCTTCTGTGCTTCTTTCTGTAGTGACTGAGAAAACTCAAACAAAGCCTTTGGCCCTGCTGCAATAGCTGCATTGATGTGTTTGTCTTTTGCGCCTAGCTTTTTAAGCATATTGATTTCTGTTTTAGCTAGGTTGACTAAGGCTCTACGTTTACCTACAATAGACTTATTACGTTCAGCCTGTTCACGCTGTTGATCTTCATAGTCCTCTGCATCTTGTACACGCTTCTGAATAGCCTTAGCTTGGTCATCCATAAATGCTGTGGCAAATGCCTTAAAATTAAAACCCATAGTTATGCACCTCTCGCCATAAGACCTGCACCCTCAGGTGGCATCGACTCTTCTGCAGGTTCTGTTACTTGTTGTAGCTCTTCAGCCTCAGGCGGTTGTTCCTCTGCCATAGGCTCACCCTCTTGTTCTGAAACTAAATAGTCAGCCATAGACTGCAGCATGGACGTTCCTTCGTCCTGTGTCTTAGCTTCACGTACAGCGGCCTGTAGTAACATAGCAATCTTAGCTTCTTCTTTATTTCTCTTTTCTTTCTTGTAGTCTTTGTTAGATAACTTGTAGTCGATACCATAACTACGTGCAACAGCAGCAAAGTATTCTGTTAATGCAGGTGCAATCAAAAGACCTACATCTAAACTATGTACACCACGCATAACATTAGAAAGATACAGAGTTTCTACCATAGGTACAATAGCAATACCCGATTCTACAGCTACCATGAAGTCATCTATAACTTCTTCATTAGATAAACGTTGCATGTAATACTTCAAAGCTTCTTCTACTGAAGCAATCTCAGGGGGTCTTTCCCACTGTCGTTCACCTGGCTTATGTGATGTTAAAGATGAACCCGGTATAGGTTTACTATATTCTAATACTGCCATTTTATTTTCCTACTTAGTAAATCCTGCACCGAAGTACAGACCTACGATTGCTGATACTATATGTGTGTCTAATGGTGTGATTACAAAACCCTGTGCTGTACGCCACTGTACCGTTTCTGCTGGCCCAAACAACCAGTTCCAGAAACCGCCTGTAGCTTCTGTGTATCCTACAATTACACCAACCTCAGGATACCATACTGCTACTAGCTTTGGCAAGACAATAATGCTAAACACTGCAGATAAAGCTATGATGCGCCTAGTCCAAGCAAAGTGTTTATCGTTCTTACCTGCGTTCCTAGCTTCATTAACTTGATCTGCTCTGAACTGTGCAGTCTGCAACATCATCTTCTGTTGCTCCTGCTTGTTCTTCATGTTCTGCCCCCAGATAGACATGACGCCACCAAGGATGGTAGAGAAGAGCATGGTTATGAGTTCTAAAGGTAAGCCAAACATTAACTACCCCATGTATTAGGGTTGCCAAGGTTAATTAATATGGGTGTACCCTCATCTTTGTCTGGGTTCTTATAATCTCTACTACCTAAAAGAAATCCAGTATTATGTACAGCCGACATAAAACCTATCTTGCCGCTTGCATACGCCGCAAGTGTATCTTTTATGCCTTTAGCAGTTGAGTACTTTTCTTCAAATTTTTCCGTTGATAAAACAGGGTACTCACCTTTTTTATTTGGCTTTGCAGAGTAGTCTGTATAGATATTGTAATCATACATATCTTTTAAAATAACATCTCCGTTTTCTCTTTGCGTTAAATAAGTATCCCCTACAGAATAGTAAGCTCTAACTTCAGGTGGTAAGTTAAGAGCAGATTCATCTTTACCTGTTCTTACTTTCATCACATCTTTAGCAGTGTCTATTTGTTGGGCTTTAGTTACTAATCCCTCACCGTGCTTACTCCACATATTTCTAAAGTGATCTAGTTCATTCTCTTTAAAGGATGCTTCATCTATAGTTATAGGTTTAAGACCTAAGTATTGATTTCTATCTAGCCCTAGTATGTTTCTAAATAAAAGTTTAGCAGGTGTGGATGTAGCTAAATCTAAATATTTACCTTTAGGGAAAGAAGAGAATATCCCTGCCTGAACAGCGTCAGTCGCATCAAACTCTCTAGTCATCAGGCCATCTGGTTCTGTTACATCCTCACTCTTAGCTGAGCTAAGTAGTCTTTCATTAATCAATGCATCAGAAAACCTATTCTCGCCAGCTATCTGATCCTCTCTAGCTAAAGATGGACGGGTATCAAATAATAGTGATTCTACTATAGGGGAATCAGGAGCTACACTACGCAGAGCCTGTTTGGTATTTGGCCCTGCTATACCATCTACCTTTAGTCCTTCTCTTTCTTGAAAAGACTTAATTGCTTTTCTTGTATTCTTACCCATAATACCGTCTTCTACAAGAGACTTACCATTTACTGTTATACCTGCAGCGTTTAGCGCTGTCTGTAGATCTCTGGTTGAATCTATTTTTGTATAACTTCTCTGCTCTTTTCTTATAGCTTGTATTTCTTCTACACTCTTAGGCCTAGCTCTAGGTCTTGCAGACGCTAAGGGGTCCATAACCATTTTTACTTCAGCTAAAATATCATCTACTTCATTATCTTCCACTACACCTGCAACCTTTACGTTAGCTCTACCGCCATCCGTTAAAGGCGCACCCTTATTAAGTTTAGCTAATTGCATAGCTGTAGTTCTATACTTACCGTTCAGGTTCCTAGCATCTGTCTGTAAAGTAGCGAGAGGTATGTCTACCCCTTCTTCTGGTGTATCATCAAAGTCAGCCATCCCAGCAATGAACCTAGAAGCAGAATCAGCGCCTGACGGAATAGCTTCTTCATCAGCGTCATCCTGATCTGGTCTACGTCGAGGGCGTAAGCTAGTAGTGGGAGCACCTAAACCAGATGGTCTGGCTTGAGGTCTTACTACATCCTCTTGTTCACCTGAACCAAAGATGTCAGTTAGTATATTTTTTATTACTTGATCAAAGCTAGACATATTGGAAAACCTTTATTATGTTTTGGAGATAAATGATGTCACGACAGATGACAAGAAATCACCTGCAGCGCTACTGTAAGCTGAGTCTTCAGAAGCATCTGCTTGTATCTTAGCTTTAGCTAACTCATGGTCACGGTCCATTTGTTTCTCAGAGCTAGTCCATGCAAAATCCATAAGGTCACGCTCTTGCTGCCACAACTCAGCTATACCCTGTATAGTCAAGTTGTTCTGTGCCATAACTTCAGCCATGTTCGCTTCATTAAGTGCTGCAGTATTAGCTGTAGCTATCTCCTGCCTCCATTTAGTATTAGCTTGTGCGACAACCAGTTCATTCTGTGCGTTAAACAAATCACGTTGGTTATCAAGTTCAGCTTGAAACTTAGTCATAGAGTTCTCTTCACCTGCGTTAAACTGTTCCATAGCATTCTCTTGAGCTATGTTAAACTGCTGTACGTTAGTTGACATAGTTTCATAGAACTGATTAACTTGATTGATGCTCTCAGCGTTAAACTGTAGTTGTGCATTCTCAGCCGCTTGATCTGTGAATATGCTTTGCACCAAAGTCTGTGTCTCAAACATAAGAGCTTGCTGCTCGTTGTCTAAGTTCTTCATATCCATTTCTAAGAAAGCCTGTGCTTGCTGTGCTGCAGCCTGTTGATTATTACTAAGGTTAGCCATGTCAACATCAGTTAGAGCAGCACAGTCAGCTAAAAGCTTAGCTTGTTTGTTTGACAGATTAGCTAAGTCTACAGTCTGAGTAAGTTGTGCATTCTGCAAGGCACGAGATTGCTCTGCAGTAAAGTTCATATTAGCAATCTCAGCAATACGCTCTGCTTTAATAACATTAACTTGTTGCTTATTAGATAGCTCCTGACCTTTCATTGCAGCTTCTATCTGAGCATTGGCTAAAGCAGTCTGTTGACGGTTGGACAGGTCAGCCATATCAATAGTCATCTTGTTTGACATATTGAATATACGTGTTTGCTGTTCGTTGTTGAGTTCTATCTCACGCTCAGACACTTGGTTAGCAACATTGAAAAGAGCAGTCTGCTGTTTGTTATCTAGAGCACGTCCTTCCATAGCCGCCTTAGCAACAGCATCTTGGATAAACGATTGTTGTCTATTTGTAGCCTCCTGCATGTTGGCTTCAAACGCTTGTGTACTTTCGATCACAGCCATCTGCTGTTCGTTGGTAAGCTCCTGACCCATCATAGAAGCTTTAACTTGTAAGTTAGCCAAAGCAGTTTGTTGTGAGTTTGACAAGTTAGTCATCTCTATCTCTAGATTTTGTGTAGACTTCAAGATAGATGTTTGCTGTCTATTCGTAAGGTTGATATCATTTACTGCAGCATAACGTGCAGCATTAGAGATAGCTACGTTAGAACTAATGTCTAGCTCTTGACCTAACAGTGCCGCTTTAAATTGTGCAGTAGCAAGTACAGCTTCTTGTTCGTTGCTCAAGTTCTTTAATTGCAGATTAGCATTGTTCATACTGTTCTGTAAGTTTACGGTCTGTTCGTTTGATAGATTCTGTAAAGCAAAGTTCTGTGCTGCAGCAGCATTAGCTATAGCAACTGCCTGTTCGTTACGGACATTTTCCATTTCCATGTTTGCAAATGTAGCCGCATCTGCTGCTGCTATAGGTATAGCGGATTCCATAGCGGCCTGAATAATAGCTGCACCTGCCATAGAACTTGCACCTAATCCACGGGCAACCAAAGCGGCCTGTGCTTTACGTATACCACCTGCAGCCCAAGCTGGTGTACCATCGTTAAACTGACTCATCAGCTTTTCCATATGGAAGTCAACAGTAGACTTAGCGGAAACAGTTCCTACTGCTGCCTTAGCTTCTAGCTGTTGAGTAAATGTGGCTGAAGCAGCTTTAGCAGTGGCATCCTCATTAAGAGCTTCTAGGGTTTTAGCAGTTACAATAACCTCTTCACCATTGAGAATATCATTTACATCAATTATCTCATCTTTTTCAATAACGTCTGTTTGTTCTGCAGTAATCTCAGGTACATACTCAGATTGTTTTTCTTCTTCAGATGCATACTCAGTGAAGTTTGCAGCGTCTTTTACTTTACTGTCTTCAACCTTTGCTACATCTGTAGGTGGTAAATTGTAGTCTACTTCAGCAGTTGCTTCAGGTGTTTTAGTATCGTACTTAGCAGCATCAATCTCATCAACTTCGCCTTCAAACTGCTGCGCCTTAGATGTTGTGTACGCATCAAATAATGCAGCATCAGGAAACTCTTCTGAGTCCTGCTTTAGTTTACCTACTATCGTACCTGTCTGAATTGCTTTCTCAACAGACGCTGATGCTTTCTCGTAAGCAGCTTTAAGAGTTTCGTAGCTTTCTGTATCGCCTTCAGCTAGGGCAGACATCATACCAGCCTGAAGTCTATCACGTTCTCCATTGATACGTATTACATCGTCTTCACTGAGAACTAGATTGTATGACTCTAGCTTAGCAGGATCTTTAAACTCTCCTGCTAGTTGTGCTAAATCACCTGGTGTCATCTGCGCTGCTGTCATCTTAGATTCTTCAGACAGCGTTCCTTTAGCGAACTGCCCTAACTCATCTAAGGCTTTTATTTTCTCCTCTGATTTAACTGCAGTGTATGTCTCTGCAGTATCCTTTATTGCATCCTGTTCAATCTGAGTTTGTTGTGCTGCATAGTAATCATCTATAGATTTTTGAACATTTTTTGGTAAAGGCATTACCATAGGAATAGCGTAAGGGTAAGGTGGATATTTTTCGGAGCGCTCTTCACGAGATAAACCCTGCAGATAAGCTGCTGCTTTTTTTACTTTAGGGTCTGCTGCCTTACCTGCTGACTGAGCTTGCTTAACTAAAAGCGTAGCTGCATCAGCAACCTGACCTGTGCTGCTATCAATAAGCTGATTGTCTTTAACTTCCAAGCCATACACAGTAGGTTGAGAAAGAAGAGAACTAGGTGACGTAATAGATTTACCTAGAGCTTCACTAGTAGAAGGTATGTCTGTAGTTTCAAACTTCTTTTCAGCCGTGCTTACACCTGCTTGTGCATTTGTTACTTGAAGCTCAGCGTCTTCTATTTCTCTTTTACGTATTTTAACAGCTTCTTTATATGCATCAACCTGTACCTTTTGAATGTCATACTGTTCTTTATCTTCAACAGGGTCAAGACGTGCTAAAACTGCTTCAGCTTCAAGTAACTCACTTTCAGTAGTAGTCAGAGTTGTCTGAGCAGTTGTTAGATCTGTCATAGATTTACTGTAAGCTGCCTGTGCTTCATCTAAAGCCTTAGAAGCATCCGTAATCTCAGGTGTAGGTGTGCCTGTCTTGAGTATAAAGTCAGGCTTTTCAGTTGTCTCTTCTGCTGGCTGTTCTGCTGGCTGTTCTGATTCAGTATCTTCTGTAGTATCTTTTATTCTAGATACTTCTGTGTAGCTATCATCTTCTTTTTCTATGGCACCGTCACTACCTTCAGCAAAACCTGTAGCCGCTAAAGGCTCGCCTTCTACACGCTGTCTAGCAATATCTGTGTAACGTCCAATCTTTGCGGCTGCACGAGGGCTAGACGCTAAGAAAGCATCCATCTCATCCTTCTGCGCTGGGCCAGTAAAGCCCATCTCTTTAAGGAGAGTATGTGTTTGCTGATTGGTAAAACCTTTAAACTTTTTCATTGTTACCTAGTTCCTATCCATACAAAACCAAATAGAGCACTTAAACAAAGAATAAAGAGTACAATACCTGCTGACCACTCTACAATCTTTTGTTTCATTTCTATTTGTCTGTGTTCGTGTTCTTTTTTTTGCTTACGTAAATCTGCTTCTATTTGCAGTATCTCTTCCCACTTTGACGGTCCATACATAACTGAGATATAGTCTTTTAGTTCTTTCCTCATCTGAGCTGCTTTTTCTTTAGCTTGCCAGATTTCCATAGCTTGCGCTTCTACTCCACTGCCTAAGACTTTGTACCATGCAGGTTTTTTATTCTGCTGGTCAGCAAAGTCAAGGTCAGCTATTGCACCTGCCCACTTAGAAAGCTGACCACCCATATCCTGTAAATCTTTACCAACGGCTATGCCTTTTTTTATATACCCAAAAGCTGCCGTGGCTGCAGTAATCGCAGTCACTGGATCAATCATAAGCATCTCCCCATTGCTTATAAATTATTTACCGAAGGTCATCCAAACTGCGGTAGCTATAAAAGTTAGTACTGCCACTGTTACCATCCTTACAGTGGTAGACCATATACTTTTCTTAGTAAGTCTCCATGCATCTAGTAAGCTACGCATATCACGTAGGTCACTAGCGGCATCCTGATCTTGTAAACCTATATCAAGTAAAGCCTGTGCTGCACCCTTTTTTGCTGCACGGTCTAGCATCTCTTCTAGTTGCTCTGGTGTAAGATCTACCATATTAATTCTCTGTGTTACTTTCTAGTTGAGAGGTGCTTGTAAAAAAAGTTTAGTATGTCAATTATAATTATATGTAATGTTACGCATCCCATTCCATTTCTGCTTTAGTCACAGTACTAGTATACTTATAACCTTGACCTTGAAAGGAATGAGCACTTCCTAAATCTGTAACAGGGTCTACATACCCAATCGCTTCTACGGTGTTAGTGTTCAGATCACACTTAGCTATTCTTGCACAAGTATTTCCACCTATGGTTTCATTCTCAAATACTAAAAACACAACCCTAGATTCACTTTTAGAAGGTAGAGCACAAACTAAGTTTTTATTGTTTGGGTTATAAGTGGGGTTACCTGAACTTATTAGTATGTTATTATTGGCACTGCTAGATAATCCATTAGCCTGTGAGATTGCAGCAGCTATAACTGAGTTGTACTTAGCATAAACTAACAGTCCATTATTGGACATACGATAATCACCAAAATCACCGCCGTCCATAACATATGATTGATTAAGAGTTGTAGTTCCATCTTGGACATAGCTTGTATAACTTGTATAGTAAGGCCCAACCCACCATCCTTTGTAGTAGTGCATAGATATTGTACCTTGGATATTAGAACTACTTACAGACACATCCGTACCTGAAGTAAAATCAAAACCATTCATACCATACGTATACTTTTGTGAGGCATAACATCTTTTGTTAGTTCCGTTATAAGACACCATATGCCTGTAACCTCTGTTACTGAATGTTTCAGAGTTTACATAAGTAAATCCACCTGCAAGGTTATTGGCTTGTATTTTAAATTCATATGCTGTGTTAGTACCTGCTCTATGACAGGAATACAGATAACCATCAATATAGGTAATACTACGAATAAGACTCATAGAATTTGAATTACCAGGTGTAGTTGCTGTACCTGATCTTTCTTCTTGTGCTAGAGTATCGGGATTAAATCTATGTATATAATCATTACAACAGGCATATAACTTTCCATCATCACCTATGATCATATGGTCAACACCGTTATTGTTACCAATACTTACTGTATTATAAAAGTCTACAGATGCTGCGATAGAAGCGTCTTTAGTGCTAACTTTTAAAATAGAAGGATAGGCGTACATATAAATATATTCTTCAGAACTAGCTGCCCCATAGCCAAATCCTTTAGCTGATGCTCCACCCATTGTCGAAAGTAAAGGCATGTATAATCCTTATGCGTACTGTATAATAGATGCAAACACTGTAAATGTAGCATCTGCTGTTTTTATAATAGTGAATGAGTAAGCATCAATACCTGAAGCATTACCTTCTGTAGGCGCTGATCCACCTTGCCATTTAGGTGTTACTGATGATCCATCTACTTGATATGCGTTAAGATAGTATGCAGTAGACCCCTGTGTCATTAATACAGCAGAAGTCATAGATTGACCTATGGCTAAATTTGAATTGACATTACTAAAATTAATTGTTCTATTTGCAGTTTGATTTGCTGTATAAAACTCAATTGCTTGAGTAGTAGTATCAAATGTAATTGTGCCAGTTGTAGTAGTTTGAGTAGTTACTTTTTCGTACACTTCTTCAATGTCTAGTGTGCCATTTATAGTGGCAGTGCCTGTAAGAGTAGGGCTTGCAGTAGGCGCTTTTGTATCTAACTGCGTTTGGATTGCTGAAGTTACTCCATCTACATAGTTCAACTCAGTGGTGGTAACAGTAGCACCATCAAGTATCTGTACTTCAGCTTGAGTTAAGTCAGCTAAAGCAGATGCGGTTGTGCTCCCCATAGTTGCAAGTTCTGTAAGCTCAGCATCTAAAGCTTGCTTAGCATCTAACTGCGTTTGGATTGCTGAAGTTACGCCATCAACATAGCCAAGTTCAGTAGCTGTCAACGTAGCAGGAATGCCATCTAAGGTGTTTAACTCAGTAGCTGTAGCTGTAACCCCACTTAATATATTAAGCTCTGCAGTAGTAGAGTTTACACCGTCTAGAAGGTTTAACTCAGTAGAAGTAGACGTAACACCTAAGTCTGACAGTTTAGAGATTGTCTTATTTGCCTCACCACCCATGCCAGAATGATTTACACAGTAGTAATACAAAGTACTTGGCGTGTCTTGTTCAAGCTTAATCTGCGTATAAGATCCTGCACTACCTGGCGTACCTACTGAAGTAACACCCGTAGTAAACGCACTACCACCACCATGTGTACCATTTGAAGTTGTGCTAAATAGTAGTGGGTGTCCTGCGTTAGAAGAGTCAGACTGATCAAACCTATATGTTACAGAAGGAGTAAGTAAAGCAAGTTGTTGCACAGTTCCATCAAGCGCATACTTATTGCCGCCAGAGTTTACTACAGTGACTGCAATTGTGGCATACGGTTGCTTCGCATCTATTTGTGTTTGAACATTAGATGTAACACCGTCAACGTGGTTTAACTCTGCAGTAGTAGATGTAACACCATCTAAAATGTTAAGATCCGCTACTGCTCCTGTAAAACCATCTAGCTTATTTAACTCAGCAGCCGTAGCTGTCAAGTCATTTATTTCAGATACACTAATGTTTCCATCTGCCAACTCACCGCCAGTAGACATATAGTTAGCTAAATCTCTTGCTTTACTCATCTGTTAATCCTTACGGTTTTGTAGGCCAATCACTATCTTCAAGATCAGGCCAATTGCTGTGTGATGGTAGATCACGTAGAGCCTGACGATATGCTGTCATAGCATCTGTCATTGTTACATCTGACAGAGCATAGAAGTCTGTCTCAGCAAGTAAACTAGCTCTTGTGTTACGGTGTCCTTCAGCAGTTCTAGCATCTAGTGTAGCTTGATATGCAGCTTCATGCTCTGCCTTGGTGGTTGTTACGCCATCTTCTGTAGTGTCAGCAAACATGTCACGAGCAACATACTTTTCTACCCAGTTACCATTACTGTCCTGCTCAACACCATCACGTACAGATGTTTGATATGCTGTAGTGGTAGCAGCAGGACTACGTAGCACTGCATCTATATTAAGTGCATCTAGTACATTACTGTTCCACACTTTAGGTAAAGACATATTAGGATTAGCTGCTCGCCATTGCCCTTGTGTTTTAACTTCACCTGTTGTTCTGTTTCTGTATTCACTCATTTGATTGATCCTTTCGTCTGAGTTTGAGTAGTCCGTTAGGACGTTGCGTAGTGTTATGCAATTGCGTAGAAAACATATCTAGCACTAGAAGCATTTACCTGAGCATTGCTTGAACCTAGTGAAAAACCAGCGTTATAAGGGTCTACATAGTCAGTGCCTGTAGCTTCTGCTGCCTTGTTGTTTATTGTTAACACACCATCTGTTCCTGCATTAATACCTCTACGGGTATCAAATACATTCCAATCATAGCCTGTAGTATCTACACGTTTAATTAATACAAATCTAGCACCGTTTGTAAAGCCACAATCTATTTGTTTTCCTGCAGAGCCTGACCCTGTATAATGCCCTACTTTACTTACACCATCTAGTGTTGCAAACAAATAAGCAACATAATTTTGATTGTTGCCATTTGTGTTAGCTGTATTGTTTACAGTAAAAACACTTGCTGTTGGAGCAGTATTATTAAAGTAAGAACTTTCCCCAGATTCTGCAGTAGTTCCATTTAATCTTAACTGATAGTTTGCGGGATTGGTTCCTGAGTTTGCCCCAGAATGATATACTGCCCATTGTGATGTGGCTCCTCTTCGTTTAATCCATATCATTTCAGGCGCAACACCTAAATTATGTTCTACGTTTTGAGCAGACGATGTTCCATCATAGCAGACAACATCAAAAAAGTGAGGTGCTCTACGCCACATCCACGATTGAAAGTCAGTATTGCTACCACTAGAACCCCACCCATTCATGTAGTCCATACCTGCATAAATCAGATTATTAGAGGTAGCTTCTGCATCAGTATCATTTACACAAAGGTGAAATGCAAGATCATTATTAGCCCCATACCTTACTCTGTCATGTATTTCATAGTCTTGTGAACTAGAAGTGATACTTTTATGAAATGCCATATCTACTGTTTTCATAGTAGATGATTGATATGTAGGTGCCGTTCCATCTAAGTTTGCCATATCAAAAACTTCATCAGCATCTTCTGGCACTGCCATTGGGCCACGGCGTATGGCTATATAAATATAGTCACCAATATCTCCACCAGTACTATTTCTAAATCCATCATGATTTAAGCGAATAGAAGATGTGTTATTTTCTGCACTAGTTGCCTGAAGTGTCACCTGTCTAGCATAAGTAAAATCAGGACCACCCCCAAAAGGAAAACCACGCATAGTATCTACCACTGTCCACGCAGCACCAGACATATTATAGCCTTTTATTAGTACCCATTGTGGTTCAAATCCAATATCTGCAGCAAAAGTTTTTCCAGAGTTAACAGTATATTTACCACATTTAATAATGTCTTGATCACCATCAGGGCCGAAATTACCATCACCATTATTGTGCGCCCATAAATAAGCAACATATTCACCGCCAGATTGATTTACATCGTGGTTTGTACCTAAAGTAAATTGAGTGCTAGTTGGAGCTGTATCATTCCATCTTGAATTATTGTTAGCCCGTTCATCTTGTGTATTTAGTTGCATGTAATAATCTTCTGGCGCAGTAGCATCCATGCTTCTATGAAAAACTTGCCAAGGACCAGCACTATCTAAACGTTTTACCCAAATACATCCTGGCACACTGCCAAGATTATGGCTTACATTATGTCCTGCAGTTCCGTTACCCGTATATTTTACTACATCAAAAAACTTAGGAGCTTTACGAAATGTCCAAGAAAGATATTCAGTGTCACTAGCGTTTGTACCGCCATAGGTTCCAGTAGTAAATCCATCAGAATTAAACGAGCTTAACGCAGCAGACTGTGTTGTTAGCAGTTGAGTTGAAGCCGACATCACATACTTAGTTGCACCGTTCTCAGTATCAAAGAAGAAAGTGTTAGCAGGGATACGACCTCTTTGAATAACTAGGCCACCACTTCCTTCTAAGTCAATGTCGTTAGTGATAGCCAATGAAGAACCCGTGCCCGTATATAAATAGTTACTGAACACGTTTTCTACATTTAAAGGATCACCACCTAAACCAGAAGCAGCATTTAATACAATTTTACTAGCAGTCATAGTTTATTACCCCAGTGCTTGTCCAAGCGTAAATCCGTAATAGGTTGTACCACCGTCAACTGTCATAAAACCAAATACGTCTACACCTGCATTAGTAGCAGTTATTGTTGGTGCGGTAGCAGCAGCCCAGTCAACGCTTGAAGGCCATGTAATAGTTCTTGCTGAACTATCCTGTGTTATCTTTAGAATAAAAGCAGATGCTCTGCCTGATGCTGCAGGGTTACTGAATGTGTATGTTACGTTTTCGGACAGTGTGTGTGTAAATACATTACCATCACGTAGGTTAATCGTAGCTGCATTTGAACTAGATGTAATGGCAGTACTTTCCTCAACAGTACCATTGTCAAATGAAACAACTCCGTTGCTGTCTGCAGTTACAACTTTACTTGCTTCTGATAGACCTTCTGTAGTTACGTCTACCCTGTTAAGATCAGCAACTGCTCCCGTATAACCATCTAGCTTATTTAACTCTGCTGTGCTGACAGTAGCACCATCAAGTATCTGTACTTCAGCTTCAGTTAAATCTGCTAAGGCTGCTGCAGTTGTACTTCCCATAGTTGCAAGCTCTGTTAGTTCAGCATCTAGAGCTTGTTTAGCATCTAGCTGTGTTTGCAAAGCAGATGTAACACCATCAACGTAGCCAAGCTCAGTAGCTGTCAGAGTGCCAGGAATACCATCCAGAACATTCAATTCTGCTGGTGTAGATGTAATGGCAGCGCCACCTACTTGAAGTGTAGTAGCATTAACCTCACCAGAGGAACCGTACACCACACCCTTACTATTTACAATACTTCCTGCACTAGATCCATCAAGAAGGTTTAACTCTGCTGGTGTAGATGTAATGGCAGCGCCACCAACCTGTAGTGCAGTGCTTGCATTCACTGTTGGTGCAGTTGCTGTACCTGTAAATGTAGGACTAGCTAACGGTGCAGCACCACTAATTTTACTTAATGCTATGGCTGCACTAGCATTAACGTCAGCATTAACTATAGAACCATCTGTTATATTAGAACTACCAACATTAGTTGGTGCAGGTTGATTACCAATGTAGGGCATCTGTGTCTCTCCTTATGTCTGCTGTAGTACGGATACAAGGGCATCTGCACTTGACGAAGCACTACTTGTAACTTTAAGTATGTCTGTTGCTTCTAGCACAACCTTTTGATCACCGCCTATTGGAACAACTGCACCGCCAACAGGCACTGTAGCTCCTTTAACTATATGAACACTTGTGCTTGCACTTGTGTCGGTAACAACAACATCAACTGTTATGTCTGAGGATGTTATATTTGATACAGTCAATCCAATAACTGTAGAAGTAGTAGCAGAAGGTACAGTATAGACACTTGTTTGGCTAGTGCCTATTGCTGAACTAACTGCATTTTTAAATGTATTAGCCATGTTTTTTCCTTATCCTAATGCAATAGCCATAGCGATTGGGTCATCTATTGACGCATAACGTGCATCACTCTGTGTTTGTGTATAATGATTAGCTAGTTCAAAAGCACCATACGCAACAATATCTACAATGTCTCCTGCAGTAGCACCTGACGATAATATTATAGCAGTTCCGTTAGTAGCTGTAAAGTCTGTACCTGCTAAAAGTTTAACACCATTTAAATATACATCAACAAAACCTACATCGTAAGTAACACTAAATGAAGTTTGATTAGATGTAGCGGTTGCTACAGTACGTGAAGAAGTTCCATTTACTGTAGAACCCGCATTCTTCCAGACACTACCTGTATATACTTTTAGTTGTTCTGCGGTAGTATTATAGTATAAAGCACCTGTTACAAGTGCATCACCATCATTGTCTACTGTAGGGTCACTAGACTTAGAACCTAAATAACGATCATCAAACTGATCATATAAACTAGCAGCAGAAGCAGCAGAGGCAGCAGCAGCCGTAGCACTTGCTGAAGCAGCAGCAGTCGCACTAAAGGTACTATCAATGTAGCCTTTTGTCGCTGCATCTGTAGAGGCAGTAGGTGTAGCAAGACCAGTTATCTTACTATTACCCATAGCTATAGCACCTGTCATAGTGCCACCTGCTAGTGGTAACTTAGTTGCAATACTGTTTGTTATGGTAGTGCTAAAGTTAGCATCATCACCAATGGCTGCGGCTAGTTCATTAAGGGTATCTAGTGCTCCTGGGGCTGAGTCTATAAGACCTGCAACTTCAGAATCTACATAGGCTTTTGTTGCAGCATCTTGTGCAGATGTTGGATCAGTTACAGCCGTAATCTTATTGCTGCCCATATCAATAGTGCCAGACATATCAATGTCAGCAAATGTAGATGTGCCAGAAGAAGTTACGTTACCTGTAAGGTTTCCTACTACACCACCATTAGCAGTGACAGTGCCTGTAAAAACAGATGTACCAGTAACCGCTAAAGTAGAACTAAGAGTAGCTGCACTTGTAACACCTAGTGTACTATTCAGTGTAGTTGCACCTGTTACAGCTAAAGTACCACCTATTGCATTTGTACCTGTAGTGCTCATGTTGCCGCCTACAGATAAGTTACCTGTGACTGCACCATTTTCATCTACTTGTAATGTATCAATGGTAGCTGTACCATCAATATGCAAGTCTTGCCATTCGTGAGTAGCAGAGCCAAGATCATATGTACCATCTGTAGTGGGTATAAAATCAGAAGCTGCTCTAGCTGTATATGTTACAGTATCACTTGTAGCATTACCAAGTACCGTATTACCATTAACCGTAAAGTTTCCTGTGACTGTACCGTTCTCATCAACTTGAAGAGTGTCAACTGTAGCAGTACCATCTAGGTATAAGTCTTTAAACTCTAAGCTAGATGTACCAAGGTCAACGTCATTATCTGTGACAGGAACTATAACACCGTCTTGAAAACGTAACTGCTCTACAGCAGAGCCACCTACCTCAACAAATAAACCAAAAAGATTGTTAGTCTGATCTACTGTAAAGTAATTCTTTTTATCTAAGTCAGCAATAAAAGGAACGTAAGAGCCTTCATCAGAACTACCATCATGTCGGTGTCCTGTTGTACCTGTATCACTTTGAGTGAAAGCATCCCTTAGCTTATCAAACTCTGCATTTATTGGGGCAGCACGTACAACGGCTGTAGGTACAATAGTAGCTACCGACTGTCGTGAGTATCCTGATCCTGCCATATTTTATCTCCTGTCTCCTACACCGTAAGTTATACTATATGCCTGAATAGTATGGCTAGGTTGATCTGTGTTGGTAACATATCTAATTGAAACGGACTTACCTGATCCTGAAACATTTGTTGAACGTATTGGTGATGGATTACCATCATATATTTCTGCTGCATCATACACTGCACGATCATAATAAGCAGCGGCCCCTGTAGTAGTAAAATCAAAGTCTGTAGGATTTAAAACACTTGTGTCTCCATAGTCATACTCTAAACCCATAACAACATTTATAACACCTTCTGCCCGCAAATAAGTATTAATACTGTGAATGTTTTTACGTACCTCTGGATCATTCATATATACATATGGAGTTTGGTACAAGCTGAAAATATCACTACCATTAAAGTTATTACCATCTTCTTGACGATAAACAAAACCATTTGAGTCACCGTGAATTACAAACTCTTCATCACCAATGTAACCACTATCACCAGAGTTTACTTCAATACCTACAAGCTGACCAAACTCAAAACCTGCCTGTGTACTAACACCACTACGGCGAATACCACCGATTAAACCAAGAGAGTTTTGATCTGCAAAGAATAACCTAAACTGTGATTTCTTCTTAACGATAATAGTACGAATGGATGCTAGATCTTCTTGGTCAATATAGTCTTCAAAGATCGACTGAATAGGTTTAGATAATGTAGCAAGTTCAATATCACCAATACGATCAGTACCCGATATAGGACGTAAACCATCAGGTGCTAAAAAGATAAGCTCCCCGTTAAACTCTGCAACACTGTCAGGTGCTATGCAACCTAAATTACTAGTAACTGTGCGTACAACCCAATCATCTCTATTAGTACCTTCTAGGCTTTTGATACTATTCTCACCAAAGATATAGAGTACATTACGAAATACTTTAAGTTGCGTTATCTTAAAACCTACGTTTACTACAAATGCACCTAAGTCTACCCCAAAGTTAGTTTCATCCTCAGGTATACTATGGTATAGATTGTAAGGTTCTGCAGGATCACCCGCTAAAAATAAATGGTTTTGATATGCTACTACAAGTGTAGGGTCAGTAGGGGCAAGCGCATGAGTTACTTGTGTGTACGTAGTACCATCATATATAGCAGCAGGATTAACACCATCCACTAAAGCAATCTTTGGCGTACCCCAATTAAAACTTTCAAACCTGACTTGACTTACACCTGTCATAGTAGGAGAACCTGCACTACTTACAGCTTGCCATCCTTTAACTGCAGGAGTAGATTGTACTGTACCTGTGGCAGTTGATGTACCGCCTGTTAGGACATTACCAGTAGCAAATATTTGTTCAGGTAGTTTACCAAAATTAATTACAAGGGCATTTGCAGTTTTAGATATAACAGTGCCTGTAGCAGCTACTCCTGTGTTATCACCCGAACTAACTACACCTGTAACTGTTTCTCCTACACTAAATCCAGCACCTTCTCCTGAAGCTAGTGTGACATCGTAATAATGATTATACCAATGTAAGTAATTATTACCTGATGCAGGTTTACGGCATCCAAAGATACCTTGATTAATATCAGGTGAAACATGTAACCCTAAGACAGGACTATTAGCTAATCCTGTAAGTTCACCATATGCGTTTGAGTATCCTGAGATACGACGATAGCCACCGTTAAGAGATGGCTCATAGTTAATCATACGATATGCAGAACCTGCAAACTGACCACCATGTGTTAAGGGGTCTACATTAGATATAAGCCCGCCGCCGCATGGTACAGGAAATGTAGCTAAATTATCTGCCATCTATGTCAAACCTATTAAAGGCTTTTCTTGCAATGACCTTGGAAGATACATAGCGAGGCTCATCTAGTAAAAGCCTTCTCATTGTATCTATACCATCATCAAACTTTTGCTGGTGTAATGCAGCGCTCTGTTCATTGCTACGAAAGCGCATCATGTACATCATTGCGCCATCTATGAGTATATGTTTAAATCTATCTGGAATAATTGAGGTGCTATCAAATTCTGTTAGATCACTAGGGAAAGACCAATAACGATATTCAATTTCATATGCAGCATCTGGTACGGGCGTTACACCAAACTTACGTTCCTGCGTTTGATAAACAGTAGTAGGTACAGTTCTTCCTGACGCACCTGAATTATCTTCTTGAGGTCTGTAATATTTTAGATAATCTTCATATTTAATTACAGGTAATAGCTTTGGTTCGTTGTCTACAGACGTTAGCTTTTTTAAATAAAACGTATCCCAATCTACTTTAGATGTATCAGACTGCCAAGCATAAGTTCCTGTACCTGCTGAAAGAGTTTGAGTATATGTAGTTAGTGTAAAAGGCCACTCTTGCGAAACTTGAAGAATCTCACGAGTGCTTGAATTAATGGCATCCTTAGCAATAGCCTGTAGGTTACGGGCATCAGCAAAACCATCACCTGCTACATCAAGTGTTGTTTCGTTAATGCGTCTTAATAACTCGTTTACTAGTGCTACATACGTTGCCATTTTAAAAACCTTGTTATTTCAAAAGGGGCCACCCGAAAGCAGCCCCCAATGTTAGTAGTTATACTTGGTCACGAGACACTTCAGTTGGAGCTACACGTCCACGAGGTCCAGTGTCGATGCAACATGCAACAACACGAAGGATACCTGATGTAACATCTGCAGAAGCTGCAATCAACTTAACGTCAATTGTATCTGTAGCTGTTACATGCTGTGTAAACGTAGAAGCTGCACCTGTTCCAACAGTCATAGCCTGACCGTTTGTACCAGAAGCTAGGAAGCCAGCAGCAGAAACGTCACCGCCATCAACAATATCATCACCTGCTGCAAAATCAATATCTACAGTTGGTGAAGAACCATTAAACGCAGTTTCAACCTCAGCACCTGCAAACAATACCATAGTATTGGCAGGAATTTCTAGAAGCTGAAAGATGTCTCCGTTTGCACAAGAGTATCCATCTTCTACCATTTTAGCAATGTCAAGACGTGCTTCACGCATGTACATGCCCATTGCTGCGTGGCGTGATGTAGCTGCTGCAATGCTGTTAGAATCAACACCGACAGTAGCTGATGAGGTCATATCATAAGTAGCCATAATCTATTCCCCCTTACGCTGCGTTATACTTGGCAGATACGATACCTTCTGGACGAAGGATCTTTCTACCGTAAAGATGCATACCACGAACAATGTCAGCAAAGCTGTCAGGGTCACGATACGTTTCTGTTTTGTTGATAGTCTCTGCTGTTGCGACTGCTGAGTCGTGTCCAGCAACAATCACACCGAAGTTGGTGTTCTGGTTTGCCGTACCTGTGGTGCCGGGTCCAGTTCCCAATGACGGAAGATTTGATGATGAATAAACACGGAAACCGTGGAAGTTATTCACCGACAGACCATTACGGATTCCACCTGATTCACCGAAGTCAGCGTTAAAGAAACGGCTGTCTTCATCAGCAAGGAGTTCCATAAATACCGGGTCAACTACGAGCCACCGTCCAGCTTTATCAACTTGCTGTTGATCAAGTAAACGAGCCATACGAGCAACAACCATTGCTGGTGAAGCTGTAGCAGTTGGAAGTGCGGTAGCACCTGGCAGACGTGCTGCAAGAGGAATGGAGTGATCACCAGCAGAACCTGTTGTGATGTTTCCAAAGTCAGACTTTTTTAATTTCATTGAAGAAAGAAGTTCGTCTGAACCTGCAGTTGAAACAGCTTTAGTACCATTAACTTGGTCATTCACTGTGTCTGCTTTTGAGTGCAGAGCAGATTGCTTGTAGCCTGACAAATAGCCAAGAACTTCTTGGTCATACTGATCAGACAAACGATATGCTGCACGGTCTGTTGCAAGACTCATAAAATTGACGTGTGCGTGACTCTCTTCGATATCATCAACTTTGAAAGCATAATAGTTGCTCTTGTCAATAACGAGAGAAAAGTCTTCATCGTCTAAGTCTTGTGGTGAGATCTGCGTACCCCTTGCATAGGCGCTCACTGAAATCTCAGGTTCTTTAATGATTTTAACGGTATCACCCTGTGCAGAGATCTCACCGAAATAATCAGAGTTAGTAATGTCTCCTACTACAGTGCTCTTGCGAAATGCAAGTTGCACCTTTTGGGAGTAGATTACAGGACTGAAGTTGCCATTTGGCAAGTTCCCGTAACCCGCTGCGGTTTGAAAAGCCATGAGTTAATCCTCCTTAGATAGTTAGGCTTGTATATAAAGCAGAACAATCAGGTAAGAGGCTGTTCGTTTTAGGGTGCGACATTAAAAAAGATTGGCCTATCTTTAAGTCAGTCGGGCCTATACTAGAGCAGGTAGGTCTTATCGTATTTGTCTTCTCTTAGTAGAAAGTATAGGTACAGTGGCTGTAACGTTTAACAGGGTATACCTATACTTATTAACATACACAGTTATAGCATAGTGTTAGTGTAATGTCAATACCTTATTTACCTAGCACCGCCAGATATATCATAAATAAATTTACCGCTACGAATAGCTTCCATTATATCATCTGATTTTTTTTCGTACTCTGCACTACTCATACGCTGAACGTCAGATTCACGTATACTTCCTGCAGTGTCAGAGGACTCTGGTTTTGCGGTGCGTCTGGTTTTAATAGCAGATGCTGCATCTTTAGTGTTCTGTCTTTTCCCTTTTGTGTCCATACCTTTGTCTACTTTGAATAGATCAATGACACGAATCACAGACTTAGGGTCATCTTGATTTTCATATAGTGCGTCTTGAACCCACTTAGGTTGCTCACCAGCCCAATCATGGAAGTCATCACTACTACGTAATTCATCAAAGTCCGTATGCATAGCACGAATTTCATTCTCTGCTTTTGTGCGCTGGGCTTCTGAGTTCAGCTTATCAATCTCTCGTAGACGTTCATCTGCAGAATTAAACTTTTCTTGTGCTTTCTTCTCAGCAATAGTTTCTACAATACCAGCAATCTCAGGATACTTTTCAGCCCATGCGTCGATACTCTCATCTGAAGTGGGGGCACGTACCTTACCTGTCTTCTGTACTGTTTCAAGCTGTGACTTGAGTTGTTTTAACTCTTCTGATTGTTTATTAAGGTGACTACGTAGATCACTGTAGCGCTTCTTGTAGGTACGCTCTTCACCTGACAATTCTTCCTGTTCAGGTTCTTTATTGGCTTTACTCTGCTCAGTCTCTACAGCTTCTTCTTTTTCTTCTTGCCCCGCTTCTAGTTCAGCAAGTGCTTTTTCTTGCTCTTCTATACGCTTGCGATTTCGATTAACGTGATTGGGATTTACCAAACCTGCTGTCTTTGGGGTTTCTACTTCTGCTAGTTCAGGCATAATTGTTTCCTTTATGTTGGGGCCAGCCTAAGCTGGGTAGCCTTATTATTATTTTACAAACAAACCTGTCAAGAAAAACTGGGTTGTACGTAGGTAGTAATTTATTGCTGGCTTCACGCCTTTCTTGAGTCCTCTACCGTAAGACACAAAATCTTTAAACTCTTGGTAATGCTTTGCTGCCTTACCTTTTTCTATCGCTTTATTACCTGCATGACGGTAGCCACGTCTGAATGCTTCACCATACCACTTACCGTGATACGTGCGCTCACACCAGAGTTCAGCTTTAGCTTTATCTAGCAGACTAAACCCACCTGTTGAGATACCGTGTGTAGCTATTACACAGCTATCCTCATCTTTATCTCCTGGGTCAGAACCTGCAGGTGAATCATCTGTTACTACTCTAGCAGGAGCACCTAAACCTTGATTAACAGCAGTTCCTGTTGCTATGGCTGTTGCTACACTACCACCATACTTATCTGCTTGATCCATATCTGCATTAGACAAACCAAGAGCAGCGCCTTCCTCACGAGACATATTACCTTGAGCATACCTGTCCTGTTTATTACGAAGCCTATTGATAGCTACGTAATGACTTGCAACCCCATCATTTCCACTGTCCACGGCATTATCAAAAGCAGCCTGTTCTTTTGTAGTTAATGTATTTGTTGTAGCACCTGCTGATGCTGACGCTTTAGTGGGATCATACTTACCTTTGGGAGCCTCAACACCAATCTTACCCGATTCTAAAGTAGGTGGTCTTCCTCTAGGTCTTACCCCACCTGCTGCGTAATAATCTTCTACATCCCCTACAAAAACACCTTTGTCTGTTACTGTACCTTTAATTTTACTCATGTCTAGTATGCTAGTGGCAGACATTTGCTTATTAGGATCGTGCAGTGTATAATTCAGCCCTCTGTCACTAAAAGCTTTTTCTGTTGGCATACCGTATATATCTAATTCATCCCCTGCTTTTAAGGATGTATAATCGCCTTCTTCGTAATCAAACGTTTTATAAGGATTAGCTACTAGAGGATCATAACCTTCTTTACCAAGCATAGATCCTAAAATATAACGTGTATCATTTTTTACAGGATCTGTGTCTTCTAATGTAGATACATGGTTAAATATATCTTCCGCACGTTTTAACTTCTGTTTTTTCATCAGGCTTTCTATAGCGCTATCCGCACCGAAAACTTTGCCTAATAAACCAAACGGCCCACTTAAAAGACTAGTTACAAGTTGTTCGCCTTCATCTAAGTCTAGAGCGCTTTTACCAGATTTTATATTTGAGTTAAGCTGAGCGTAGTAACTAGCATACTCATCATCAGACCAACTCTCTACGTTTTTATTTCTCCAATCAGTCGAAGACTTTTTAATCTCATCTGTTAAGCCCTCATTAGCATCTGTAGAATCTGTTGCTGCTGCAATTGTTTGTTCTTCTACAGGCGTTTCACCCTTCTCACGAAAGCCTTCAGGTATCCTACTTAAAGGTCTACCATTAAAGTGAAAGATAGTTATCTGCTGATTTGTAGCATCGTTTACAAATACTTTACTTTGATATCCTGTGAAAGCAGATCCAGTTCCACCGTACTGACCATAACCGCCACCTACAGGTTCAGGAACTACTGAGCCGCCTTCATCATAACCTTTGACAACACCACCATAAGCAAAGCCTTCTGGTGCTACTTCTTCCGTTTGATCATCTTCAATATCAAGTTCATCATCTCTGAAAGGTAACTCTTCACCTTCCTTAATACGTTTAAAACCTTCTGATGCAGCTTCTTGTAACTCATTAAAAAAATCCTCTCCAAAGTATCTCACTGTCTGTGCATTGATTACGTACTCTCCTGCACTCACTCTTATATCTATATCATCACGAACTTCTTCAGGTTTAGATCCTATAGGAGCAGTGTTTCCACTTACAGGATCTTTCTGCTCATTCATAATGAGGTCCATCTCTAATTGGTTTTGATCAAGCATTTACTTCTTCCCGTAAATAAGTTAGCCTTCGTAGTGCAGCAATTTCACCTTGAGCACGGTAGACACCTTCTATAGCTGTTTCTTGCTCTAGCTTACGTTGTGCTACATCAATCTTTGTATTAAGTACCTCTAAGAAACTATCCCACAGAGGCTTATCGTTTACTAGTTTCTTTATTGTCATGTACCAGTAAATCCTTGCTCACCCGGTGTAGGCGCAGTACCTGTACCAATATTACCACCCCCAGCGCCTGTGGTGTCAGCTACGCCAACCCCTGCTTGTTCTGGTGCTGCTCCGGGTGTAGGTGGTACGGGTGGACCTTGCTCTGCACCTGCAGGGGGTTCAGGAGGTGTAGTAAACTTTTTAAGTATCTCTGCCTGTATAGCAGCGTCACCTAAGGAGTTTGTCACCTTATCAGGATCTAGGTCCATGCTCTTAGCTATCTCACGAATAATGTAGTCAGACTTTACAAACGGCATAAGCGCTGGGTTTGAAGCTACACCCATGAACTGCATCAAGCGCTGACTGCGTACTTCGTTAGCCATCAAGCTCTCTGTACCTGAAGCCTTAACTTCCAGATCACCTTTTATTTCCTTATCAAAGTCAAACTGCATATTAAACGCAAAGAACGCCTTACCAATAGGACCAATAAGATAGTCATCTACGTTCTTGACAACATTTCGTATAGAGCCGTTAGCTGCAGACATAAGCATACTAATCCCAGAAGCAGTCCTTCCCACTCCTGAAACACCTGTCTGCCCGTGTGCAAACGATGGAAAACCTGTACTCTCATCAGCCAATACTCTCGCTTTATCAAACAGTTGCATGTTCTCGTTAGCTACGTTAGGAAACTTAGTTCCAAAAATGCCTTGTCCTGGTGCACCCCCCTGACGCCTAAATATTTTTCCAGGGTACACAGATAAGTCCTGCCCAGGCACCAAATTAGTTTCGTCTACTTCGATTATAAGATTACCAGAAAGTGCAGCATTATCTATCGCCATACGCATGAACCCATTCATAAGGGTTTGTGTGTCATCCATATTCTCCGCAATACCTACCCCAAAGAATGAGTAGGGGTTTAATTCGTATGGTACAGCGTAGTAAGGAATACGTGTAGGCTTGAACGGATTGAGTACAAGACGCAGTACCTGACCATTACAGATCCATACATTTACGTTTACTTGCTCTGCATTTTTAAGTTCACGAGGAATGCGTACACCGTTCTGTTCAAGAATGTCTGTGTCTACATAACCCCAAAATTCTAGGACTTCATAACGTTCAGGATAGCCACCTTCTTGTGCGCCATCCTCCATGTCGTGTTCCCAATACTTTTTGTCATACGACTCGCCCATGCTTATTGCTTCATCAATAGATTCTTTTCTAAAGAAAGGACGTGACTTTAAACCACGCATTTGAGAACGTGTCATACGGTGACGTTCTACTACATACTCTGCCTCATCCATGTTGTAAGCATCTGGGTCTGGATAAAAATTCCACACTGATACATGGCTAGTAGAGGGTACTGTCTTAACCGTAGGATCGTAATTACCTTCTTCATTCCAGTTAGGATACTCCTTGTCAATAGCAAACGGGCCTTTCATTATACCCGTTCCAAAGAGAGCCATCTCAAAAGAAGTATGGCGAAGCTGTTTATTAGCTCCGCTTTCTTCTAACTGGTCATGTATTTTCTTTTCCATCTTCTTAGCTGCAACCATAGCAGGATGGAAAGTAACAGTATCTTGAGTGGTACCTGGACCTTCTATGACCTTATCACCTACAGCCTCAAGCTTCTTCTGCAGTGATCCCATACGTTTCATACGGTCATACATTGTTTCGCCTGGCTTCAGTTTTTCATCAGGATCAAACAGAAACTTTACTTTAGGCTCTTCTTCAAATGCACCACGTAAAGGGTCCATAGCTTGTTCAGCTTGTGGGTTTACATTAATGTGCATAGACTCAGCTACACCCTCAGGTAATGTTGTAGGGTTTACTGTTAGAGGAAAACGTGAACTACCAAAGAGTACATCTACTATTTGACCGTAAGCTGCCAACGTTTTAGTCTTAGTAACTTTAACAAAAATACGAGACTTTTCAGTTTCTGTAAATTGTACATCGCTTCCATACAAACCTCTGTAGTTTCTATAAGAGCGCAGCCATCTATTCTCGTCTGAATATCGTGCGTCCTCTGCACGTTTAAATCTAGACTGTACGTAAGACACTACACTAGATGCATCTAAGTCATCACCGTCTTGAATAACAGACACTTCATCTGTCTCAAACAGTTCGCCTTGTTCGTTTACATTATCTTCTTCTGCCATTTAACTAGTATCCAAATGTTGAATCTGCAGCTTGAAAACCTGCATTGTGTGATACAGGATTATAATCCCATAGAGAACTTCTAGGTCTTGTCATTATACCGTATCTGATAGCATCGTATAAGTGATCTTCAGCATTAGTATCTACATCTTCTGGGTTTCTTTTGTCTAAAGGTATGCTTGGTAGTTGAGCTATAGAATGAGTGCAAGTCGAAAAGAACACCAACCTTGGCTCATCAGTGTACTCATCCACTTGCAAGCGGCGGTGAAGCTCGTTCTTACCTGCAACCCTTGAGCCTCGTGAACGGTCTGAAGGCCTCCACCTACATCCCTTTTGATTCATCTGCTCAGCCAAGGAAGGGCCAGTGTCACCTCTTTTGTGCCACAGGGAGCTATCCAACACGCCGTACCTTATACTACCATCTTCAGCTTCCGCTTCAAGAATCATGTCAGCTAGATCAGTAGCTGTAACTTTAGAACAATATAACTCTCTGTAGACAACAAGCTGCTCAGAGGGTGATACAGCAAACCAGACAACGCCTGTGAAACTTCCGTAGCCGTAGTCGCAAGCTCTAAACTTAGTCCACCCTGAGGGAATTTTAAAAGGGTCCACGACATGTATGGATCTGTTCCATTCAGGAAATGCTGCACCTTCGTTGACATCCCAATTACCTTCTAGTAGTTGCTTTCTTTGATGCTCTGGTAGTGACAGAAGCATAGCTTCATAGTCACCACTATCAGCTAGGTACGGATTATCAAAGAGGCTGGCAGGTATAAACCTTCTTTTGAACAGGGGTTGTCCAGCTTTACTATGTCCTGCAGGGAAGCGTAATACCTCACCAGTCTCTATGTTCGTTGCCCAAAAAGATGTATTAACAGGTGATGGGTCAATGAACATTTTTTTAACCCAAGCATGTCCTACTCCACCTGGGTTAGTTGTAGCTCGCATATACAAACCTAAGTCTTTGTTTGCACTACGTAATCGGGATCTCATGTAATCCCACGCAAAGGGTGACTGCCACTGCGTCAACTCGTCAAACGCTACATAGTTAAACGCCTGTCCTTGATAGCGCATAACGTCTGTGTCTCTGTCCAAGTACGACATCCAAAGTGTGCCGCCTCTTGGTGTAGTCCACTGGCTTTTACGCTCAGACCACTTTATCCCCGGTATAGCCTTAGGGTACAACTCTTGGCTTTTCTGTATAAGCTCTCTGAGTTCCTCTGTCGTGTGACGTACAAGAAGCCCACTAAAGTCAGGACTGTTCATATTACGTAAAGGGTCAGCTAGTGTAGCGTAACTCTTACCCCCACCCGCTGCTCCACCATATAGTACCTCACGTTCACCTGAAGCTAAGTACTCTGTCTGTGGCCCAGCGTTAGGCTTAAAGACAATGTTCTGCGATTCCTCTACATCATACTCAGGTGGTTTGACCTGCGCTGGGCTGGGTGTCGCTACTATCGGTTCCGTCTTCTTCGTAGACGAAATAGCCTGTGTAGTTTTTTTCGAGCGCTTCGATTTGTTGTAACGCTTTTTCGAGCCGCTTGGTGTAGTAGCGCTTAATTGCAGCAAGACGCTTTCTTTTTCTTTCGACATCTACTCTCTTCTTCAGACCATCGTGAGTTATACTTTTACCTGATTGAGTAGTCAACCATGCTGATACCTGCCTGAAAGAGTACTGCTTTAAGTGCTTCTTAGCTAACTCTAACAGTTCTAACTCTTTAGGTATAGGGTTCAGCCATTCCTCATCTTCAGGATCAACCTCATAGCCGAAAGGTATATAGTTGCTAGTACGTGGTATGCGTTGCCAAAGCTTTACCTTAAAAGGTACTTTGGGTAACATCCAGTACTCACTCTGTAGTGGGCGCTCTTTACGTAGCCTCAGAAGCATCTGTGTTCTTAGGGGGAAGTATAAACAAACCACCGCTTGACTCTACTGTCACCCTCTCAGTTTTTACAATACCTGCACGGTCTAGGATCTGTCCTGCAGCTACCATACGCTCCTTAACACCTAACTGGGTAGGATCGTCCAAAGCACTCGCATATGCCACTGCAGCCTTAGGTCCAACCCGTGACATGTATGTTTTAGTTGCATCAAAGATTTCATCTTTCAAAGCCTCTACAATAGATGCGGTAGATGATTCAGGGTTATACCCTGCAAGTTTCTTAGCTAGTACAACGTCACCACCAGCCTCTTCAAAGAGAACTTCTAAGAACTTACTTTGTTTTTCTGTAAGGTTTCGTTTCATTTTACTTTCCTATGGGCTTTGGTTTTAGCTGCAATCTTCTTAGGCTGAGCCACATGCTGCTTACCTGCCTTAGTGCCTTTTCGTTTAGCTCTGGTTGTAGCGGCGTACTCAGAATCGCTAAGAGACTTAATAGCCTTAGCAGGTAGATAACGCTCACCAGTTTTAGCACTAGGCTTACCACTCTTAGTACGCCACTTCTGTTTAGTCCAAGACTTTAAACTCTTTTGAGATTTAGCAAGGGCCATTACTTATAGCCCCCGCCTTTTGCTTTATACTGCTTTGCAACCATCTGTGCTTTCCTGGCACTCCATTGTCCGGGCTTTCCACCTTTCCCACCAGCTTTAACGGAAGCAACGAGGCGCTTCCGCATACTAGGCTTAGTATAATTACCCGCTGCATTAACCGTAGACTTTTTGCCTGACTTCGCCACGACTGATCCCCATATCATGCAGCTCTCTGTCACTCAAATTCATGAGTATCCAGTAGTCTGCTCTTCGTTGTTGATTCTCTTGGAACCGCTTTAATAGTTTAGTAAACATTGCACTATCTCCTTTTATTAGGTGCGGAGATAGTTATACCACAAATGTTAGCGCTATACTACATACAATATTGCATACCCGTTATCTACCAGGGTTATAGTATTCTTTTCCTGACATAGTAATACTTAAAGTACCACCCCCGTTAAACGCTACTATTTTGTCACCTCCATGCATATAAAAAACGTTACCCCCTTGAATAACATCATATACATCATTTCCTGCAACTTGTTTAGCGTTTATGATAGTATGGTACGTAGTATCTTCTGCGTGATACCACTGTACAGAAACATTGTCATTTGAAGAAGCACCATTAGTTATATGCAGAAAGTCTACTTCTGCGTCAAAGTTACTAGGGCACGTATAAAGAACGTTACCGTTAGAACCCCCAGAAGTAGCAGTGATGCTTAGAGATTTAGTTACTGTACCATATGAACGGGCAACTACCATTTACTTTTTATTCTTTAAGTTGTCACGCTGCTCTTTTACCATACCACCTAAGTTGTACGTCATTACTTTACCGCCTTTAGCGTATGCTTTCTTCTTCATCATACCACCCATAGCGTAACCTTTTTTCTTAACCTTACCGCCATCTTTCATGTAACCCATTTTATTACGTACATTAGTTGGTAGCTTTTTAAGTCCTGTTTCGTTAGCAGTAGGTTCCTTTAACTTACCGCCCATAGCGTAACCTTTTTTCTTCATCATAGTCTATCCCTCGTTATATAAATTGTTGAACACTCGTTGCGTATCCCATACATAACCTACGTCTTCCTTTGAGTTGTACGTATGCTGGTTAGGCTTAAAGTCAGGAGCACCTTCGCCTGTCTCAAACCACGCAGGGTGAGTTACTCTCACTCTATTATTGGGTAATGCAACCATGTTACCTGTATAAGGTCCAGCGTCTAGCAGTTCTAAAACGTGTGACTGCTTATGCTGCGCTGGGTCATCTGCTACTTCACTGTCTGTGTAGTCAACTGTAAAGTAATACTTCGCAGGGTAAAACTCCCCGTCAACCTTAGCTATCCACGGTGCAGGACTTGCACGTTCTAGCTTATATACGGAATGCCAGTGAGACATACAATCCCACGGCTGGGCCAGATAGGGTGGTAGCTCATCAGGCCATTCTTCTAAAGGTGTATCAGCTACTAAAGCGGTAAGGGGCAACCTAGCCCACATAGCACCACCATGAACGTTGTGGTCTTCTTCCGAAAGATCTGACTCACAACCCGTAAAGATAACCTGAAAGCTCAACGTCCTGTTGGGCAGAGTCGTTACTCCTACAACCATACAGTGTAGGAAATGACCTTGGTAGTCTTCTAAGTTCTTCGTGTATTCACGGCGTACCCACGCTTTGAAGTACGGTATGCTACTCGTTAAGTAAGGCATATAAGTTAAGCTATAATAAAATTAACTATCTGACCGTCAGGCTTACGTAGCTTATTAGGGTCAGGGTTATAGGCGTACATCTGGTTGACTAACTTCAAGTCCTCTACAGGTGTGTCAGGTGTGACTAGGTTAGGCTCTGGCTTCTCTTCTACGTTATTCCTGTGTGACCTATCTTTATCAGCTTTCTCAAACACTATGTTCTCGTGTGTCTGGAAAGGCATATTAGGTAACGGGAAGTGAGATATTAAAGTCAATGCTTGTTCTTCTCTGCTGTTTTCTTCTGAAGGTATCGCTGCTTCTTCAGCTTCTGTATTGGACGTTTGCGTTTAGGTAGCTTCTTGCTAGTCTTCAATCACAGGTTCCTTAGTGCCAAACACTCTCTCGTATGTCATATCGTTGCTGTACTCTTCAGCCCATCTATTCTCAGTAAACGTAGCAAACTGTATCAGAGCCTCTAGATCAATATCCATAGAGTTCATGTAAGTCTTCATATCTACAACATCTTGCTGTAATATCTCAATAGTGTGAGCCTGTTTTGATACCCACCACACAGCAGCTACAAGCTGTATAGCCATCGCTGCTACAAGTGCTACAGGAAGTTTTAAATCACTCATACTACCACTTTACTTTATCAGCCCAGTATGCTGCGCTAGTCTTTCCTTTAGAAATGTTCTTAGCATGGCGAGCCTTAAAAGACTTCTTACGTGCTTTCTCTCCTGCTGACTGAGGGTTTTTACCTGCACCACTAACTCCTTGCTGACCGAAGCGAATAGTCTTAATAGTGTTGCCTTCTTTAGCTACAACTACGTGTGACTTCTTAGGATGGCTAGGTGTACGCTTTGGTTTGTTGAAACCACTAACACCTGCACGTTTTAGTCTAGGATCTTTAGCCATACTCTCGTTTTCTCTTAGGGTCTAGTACTTCATAAGCCTGTAAGTGACCCTCTAAGTACATAGCACGTTCAACGTGGTCCAACGTGTACCACTCACCTGTACGTTGATATATAGCTTCACGTACATAGAACACATCCGACTTAGGTATATGTACTTTATGTAAAGCACGAGGGTTGTTATCTGCTATAGCTTCATAAAAGTCTTCTATAACAGTTTCACTTGCATATAGTTGTACTGGTTTCTTAGTCATTGTCAAGAGTTATTTCATGTAAAAGACGTATTACAGAGATAAATGTATAAATGTAGGTAGTGTAGGAGAGGAGATACAGGATGGGAGAGACAACACTAACTGTATATATACAAATATTCTCTGTAATACGCTATAGTAGTAACTTTATAGTTATACGTTATGTAGTTACTTAGAGGATAGTAACATATTTGTAGTTACGTGTCAAGGATTAAATACATAATGTCTATTATTTGTTAGTTTAACTCTATGTTTAACTATCTTAGGTTCATATTTTCTTTGTTTTAACTTTAATGTTTAACTTAGGGCTGCTACTGCTACGCAGTTTTACACATTTTACCCCCTGTGTCAATCCCTATTCGTACAAACTGCAGTAAAAAGTGATTATATTGTAACAATTGTAACAAAACGTGATTAAGATTAACGTGTGTGTACGTCTTTGTGTATGACCCTTTTGAAAAACCCCGTGTGTTGCAGAGTATGTATATATAACGGGGTAACCCCCAGGTGGCCCTCGCCCCACCCCTTGCAACTATAGGTAGAGTAGCACACTTTTAGGTTGTATCGAGCAGCTTTACTCTACTATAAAGTGTGTTTTAGGCTGTGCTTAGCTAGTAAACCATTGAAAACATTAGAAAAACAGACTGATAAGCTATCAGTGTCAGCGTAAAAAGAGCAATAAAGTGTTATGTTATAACAAACGATGCAGGAAACAGCATAAGGGATGCACAACCTAAAGATGTAAAAACCTTTGTGTATTTATAATGTATATACCCAAAAATACCCCTACCCGTCAAAAAAGTTTCACACATTGCATTTTTTTGCTTGCGTCCGTCTTCATCATTTGCAAGTATGAGTTATCGAAAGCGACAAGGCGAAACGCACAAGGTAAGACCTAGCACAAGCCAGCGTCCTAGACGATCAAGCCGGATAAAAGACCCGCATAGAAGACAGACTAAAAATTAAGACTTGACGACAGAACGACTAAATGCAAGACTGAATACACAGAACGAACGCAGACTAGATAAAGGCGCTAGTCAAAAGACTGCTACAGCGTTGGGCTTGGCAACCCATTACTACAAGTCAGTGGACTCTGACGTG